CTATTCCCGCCGGCCGGAGGGGCTTGGCCGCTTGAACTGGTCGGTCAAAGCCAGGAGCACAACCATATGCAGGCGCTCCGGCGTAGTGGGGGGCTTGAGGCATTTGACTCGAGACGAGACGGTGTAGCGCGCGCCGTTTCGTTCCCCTGTCGCCGTGTAGACGAGGTACTTGCTCGCTTCGTCATAGTAGGACGCGGTGACCTTGAACTGCATAAACTGCCCGCCTGTCCCAACCGGCTAATTGGACACGCTTGAATAGTATGCACAGGCCGACCGCCGCCGTGCTGGCCAGAAAATTCACAGTGCAACACACAACCTATTGCATAAGCGATTGTCGTCCAATAGGTACAGCGCCCAGAGGCCGCGTGGCGGAGTGGTTACGCAGCGGATTGCAAATCAGCCCTCAACTCTGTTTTCCCACAACTTCCCTGCACACACCTGCCTTTGGCAACAACGCAAACCGGCGCAATCCGAGAGCGTTTGCACACACCTTTTTGCTACAGCGGCCCCTTCCTCCGAGCCCTCCTGCCCTTCACATGCGGACGATCAACAGAAGGCCCCGCCGTCATCAGAACCGCATTGGGCGGCCCATCGGTGTAGCCAGTGACCGGCTGCAGGATGATGCCCAGGTCTTTGCCCCCACACGCTTGGCACCGGAGAAGCCTCACCAGCGGGTTTGGGTTGCCAACCGTTACAAAGTCGGAGCCGAGACGCTCAGCCAATGCCGGGAGGTCGAGATGCGCGTGATGGTGGCACCCATAGCCATGGCAATGGGCGGAGACTGAAAACCCGCCCTCTATGAGACAGCCGATGGTGTCGTAGCTGATCATGGCCAGATGGAATATCGAAACCCGGCCGAGGGTCAAATCACGGTCCGCCCATGAAGGCCTTTGCGGCCACCTGCCCCACCCATTTGATCGCCTCCAGGATCAGGCCGCCCATGAAGAGCCAAAATATGGCCAGCACCCACAACGCGCCTTTGGATCGTTCCAGCAGACTTCCGACGCGCGTGAAGACCGGCCCCATCCGAGTGACGGTGCCCTCGACAGCCTCCATCCGGCCGGTCAAGAGCTGTGTGTCTCTGTCAACCTTCTCCAGTCGCTCGTAGATTTTCGCCCTGCCTTCGGTTGATTGCTGGCCCTGCTGCTCGACGGTATTGATGAGCGCATCGAGTTTGCCTTCGAGCCTTCCGATGGCCCGTTCGGAGTTCGTTTCCGTCATTGTCTGCCCTGATGATGTGGAGATGGAGAGGGGCGGAGACGCGGGCCGCCGGGGTGAGTTAGCGATTCGTGAGCCGCTCCCAGAGCGTCCGGGGGCGCGGAGCGGCGGCCGCTACGGCCTCGGCCTGGCGGGAAGCATTCGAACCCTTGGGCAGTTCGGCCTTCTGGCCGCGCTCGGTGACGATCTGGGGCTTCACCGTGGCGCGATAGGACTGCCACTGGCTCCAGAGCCACAATGCGAACCCGATATAGGCCGAGACGGAATAGCCGCCCCCTTGCCCGCGCAGCACCGCCACAACCAGGTCCTGGTGCTCCGGGGGCAACATGAGAAACAGCGGGGCGAGGCCAGCGACGAATGCCACCAGCTCCTGCAGGCGGCGCCACAGCCAGCCCAGAATGACGTTCTGGGCAACGGCAACAAAGATGGAAGTGATCATGGTCAGAACCTCACGAGGAAAATGCCCGCCAGGACGGCGAGCAGGATGAAGATGAAGATGAAGGCCGCGCCGATGTTCTTGGCTTCCCGCTCACGCTTTGGCTGGCCCTGCGGAGGCACAGGAGCGGATTTCGGGGTCGGGACGGGTGTTTGCTCGGGAGGCGCGCTTTCGGCCAGCCCAAGAGCAGCGGAGAATTTCTCGGCATAGCCAGCGATCAACGCAGCCTTGTCGGTGCCGTTGACGATGCGACGGGCGCCGACGAAATCACACTGGTCGCTGTTGATGAAGTCTTGGAGCCTCTTGCCGGTGAAAGTGCCCAGGACCATGCCTTGCACGAGGATGCGGGCCGCGATGGGCAGTTCCTCGGCCCGCTCCGGTTCCTTCAGCAGATCAATGCCAAGGCGGCGCGACCAATCGGTATAGTTCCGCCGGCCGGTGATGTGCACCAGTCCGCGGCCCATGAACTTCTTGCCGTCGCCCGCAACGGTGTTGCCGAGGTCCGCCCTGCCCTCATAGCGCTTCTGGGCAGCAGTCGGCCCCCAGATTTCCCGGAGCCACTTGAACCGGCCTGTCTCGTGCCATGCCGTGGCCAGAACATAGGCAAGGCGATACTGGTCATAGCCCAGCGTGTCGCCGTACCGGTCCCAGGCCATGCCGATCTGGTTGAAGACATCGACCTGGTGCTGTGTCAGCTTCCCATCGGCCAGCGTCGAGCGCACGGCGTCGAAGAACGCACGGTTCATGACCATCTCGGCCTCCTATCGGTATCGATGTGTTGGAAAAGAAAGAGGCGGCCCAGAGGGACCGCCCGTAAAGAAGATAACCCCGCCTCGGCGGGTCGTTAACTTTGCAATTCACAGTCAGCTTGACTTGCGCAGGCCGTTGATATTTTGTTTACCCCTCTATTGAGGGGCTCATTCATGATCAAAACTATTTCCGTGGCCAGTTTGGCCATCCTGTCACTTGCTGCTTGCGCCAAGGCGCCCGAAAGTATCGCGCCGTCCTATGTGTCGGAAGTGCCGTACCAGTCATACAGCTGCACCCAGCTTGGCCAAGAGAAGCAACGTCTTGAGCAAGCCTTTGCCGTGGCTGCGAAAGCGCAGAATGATGCACGCACCGGCGATGCCTGGGGTGTGTTCCTGATCGGCATGCCGACATCGAGTCTTTCCGGCGGAAACATCGCGCCAGAGATTGCCAGCCTCAAAGGCCAGATGACAGCCGTCGACAAGACCATCATTGCCAAGAATTGCTCACCCGGTGCCTTTCCGGGGTAAAGCTCCCTCGTTTCGGTGGCGGGGTATAAAATTGTCTTTGTGCGCTTTTGGGGTGGATGCCAATCCATTGCCCCAGTCGATGTGCTTCCACACCTCGGCCGCCCCGTCTATTCGGCTTCATGCACATTCCACAGTTCGTCACTGGAAATGTCTGCAGGCATCGGCTCCATTTCCTCGATCTCGTTGGAGCGCTGCCGTAGCCGCTCGATCTCCGCCCATGCCGCCAACGCCACCGCTTGGCGCGCCTGTAGATCGGCGGGCCAATTGGCTGGGTCAGCGCCATATTGCATCGTCGCTGCCTGCCCTGCTGCTAGCGTGTTGCGCTGCTGATCTTCCGACATGATTGCAAGGATGCGGCGTCGGCATTCTTCCTTCACTTCTGCCGCGCCCGGCGTTGGTGGCTCATAGGGTGGAATTGTGTTTCCTTCCGCTTCCCACTCCGCGATCATCCGGCGATGGCGGTTGGTAGTATCGTCGGGGACAAACGCGGTCTGATCGTCGATGGTGACCTCGATGGATCCGCTTTCGGTGTAGCCGTTAATTTCCATGGTCAAAGCTCCGCATCGACATTCAGCGGTCGCTCAAGGGTGAACGTGTCGCCCGCTGCCGCTGCAATGAGATTAAATCTGAACCCAGTAGGCGTTGGCACCTCATATACCTCGCTACTTACGTTCGAAGTAGCGGTAGGGGCGCCAGCGCTCGATATCGAAGGGGATGCGCGCATGTTGACGGGGAGTTGTGCCCACGAAGAAATAGGGGCACCGGCACTATAACCTCGGAGCGTCATCGTGAGCTTGGTAAAATAACGCTGACACAACGCCAACTCCTGCTGGATATGACGCAGCGCAAAGTCAGTGGCCGAAGCACCGCGTTCAAGCTGCGGCTTTGCGAATGTACCGCCCAAGAACCTAACCGTAACGTTTACCCCGCCAATCAGGCTAAAAACCTCGCCTTTGGCGCGGGCAGTGCCATTGACAGTGGCGGTCGCTGTACCCTCCCAGTTCAACACATAGTCGTCAGTGAGGATCGCCGCGCCTTCAACAACCTGCTCAACGCCGCCGACAGGGGCGGTGATCGTGCGAACACCTTCACTTTCCGTCCACGATAGAGCCTGCCCACTAACCACAACCCGCCAACGATCAAGGGTATATTGGTTGGCCCCAGAGGTCGCCGCCCCACTGGTGTAGGTACGCTGATTGATAGTGCCGAGCGGGTTGATAAGCAGGTTTGTTCCTGCGGCCAACGCGGGGGCCCCCCAACCGCCATCACCTTTGAGGAATTTATCCGCATCACCTGCGGCTGGCGCAGGAACGCCCCCCAAAGTGCCGCCCGAGCCGCTGTCTCCGGTGAAGGCGACAATGGACACCACAGGCGCCGTCGGATCGGTATTGTCGACGGAGATGCCGGCACCTGCAGCAATGCTGTCGACCGTGCCAGCCCCATCAGTCCCCTGCCGTGCCAGAAGCTGCCAATAGGCATTGCTGGTGGTTGGCAGGGCCGGCGGTGCATTGCCAGTGGATTCTGCCACCGTGAGAATCCATGACGAGCCGCTCTCTTGCGCAACGTCGCCGAGCACATAGGTGGTCGCACCACTATAGGCGCCTTGAAAGGCGAAGCCCTCTCCGGCCGGTATTGTGAAATCGAGTTCAACCCCATCTACCGTAGGCGTGGCCGTAACCTGCGCTGCGCTGCCAGGATCGCCGGTTGTCACCGTGCCAATCGTTACATCTGGCAGCGGCCCAATCGGCCCCGTTACATAGGCCGGATCAGACCAGTCGCCGCTGGTCGCGCTGACCTTGGAATAGATCGCTGCACGCCCGTCACCGGTATCGGCCACCAGAACTGAGTAACCCGCCGCTTGCCCGTCATATGCAGCGCGAGCCGCTAGGTCCGCGACCTGCACATCATAGTTCGCGCCCGAGACCAGATCGGTCTTGGAAACGAGGGTCATGGCACCGGGGCCAGTGAAGATCGGGACCTGATTAGCGGAGCCAGAAAGCCCGGCAAAGGCCTGCAAATTGCCGTTGCCGAGCAATTCAATCAGATTGCGCGCCTGGGCCGACACGCGCGCGCCATCAGGCTGGTATCGCATACGGTAGGCAACATCGACCAGCGTCGGACCTTCCCACACCTTGGTGAGCGTCCCTGCCCCATTGGCGTCGATAGTCGCGATGACGCCCATATATTCCGTGGCGCCAGTGATATCGATGATCGTGTCACCTTCCTTGAATCCAGCCAGAAGCCAGCCGGTGGAAGTGCCGGTAAAATTGATCGAGCCATTTGTGACCGACAGGGTTCCGGTCACATAGTCAGAAGCTGCGGGCATGGTTGCTCCAGGCATGAAAAAGCCGCCGCAAGGCGGCTGCTAGAGGGGTGTTTCAGGCGGGATTTGTGCGGCGACCGCTAAAGTTGCAGCTCCGGCAGACGCGGCGCGGGCTCGTTGCCCGTGAGAAAGAAGTCCACCCCCTCAGGCACTAGCTCGTCATACGGAATCCATCTCCCGACGACGGCGTTGGTTCCCTCATGGAGTGATACGAGAACCATATCGGCATGCGAAACGCTCTTGTGCGACAGGACCTTGCGCGTCTGCGGGTCGAACACAGTGATCAGGATCATCGTCTTGCGTAGCTCCCAACTATGACCATTTCGGTAACAGTGTCTGGGGAAGTAAAAGTTGATGTGATTGTTGCCACATATGATGCTGTTCCGGTGGATGGAAAAACATCAAGCAACGTCAACTGAAGCGTAAAATCCCCTGATGAGCTTGCATCAATAGCCTGCTGGCGCCTAAGCGATCCGTTTCGATAGAGACTAAAGAGAAACGCACCTCCTGGCGCGCCTACAACACCATCAATCCGGGCATAGGCTTGAACATCGACAACACCCCCAGCTTGCACGTCAGGGATCGAAATTGAAGCAGACTTTGGCGAGCTACTCGAAACAGGCCCGTCAGCCGGAGCATCGCTTGTCGTGGCCGTCACTGCCCCACTGGCAATCCTGAGCGTGTCGATCTGGGCAATGCCGATCTTCGCGGTGGCGATCTGGGCATCCCCGATCTTGGCAGTAGTGATTGCGGCGTCGGCAATTTTCGCGGCATCGACCGCCAGGTTGGCAATCTTGGCGTTCGTCACCGCCGCATCCACAATCGATGCCGAGCCAACAATGGCGTTGGCCACGCGCAGGTTGCCACCCTCGAATATGAACGGATAGAAGCTTCCGGCCGCTGCGTTTTCCGTGATGACGAAGCGCTCTGCAACAGCCACAAACTGCGTCGGAAGCTCCTCATCATTTGGGGTGTCGAGGTACCAGGCAGCACCACGCCACTCGTCACCTGACGCTACGCGCGTTTCTGCACCGATCCGGCTATAACCAGATGGACCAGACATCGCCGTCATGCGGAAGCGGGCCGTGGAAACGTCCTCTCCGTCCGCTGCCGATAACTCGGTCACCGCATCGGCAATCGCCACCAACTGCCCCTGTATCGGAACAATCGTGACCGTGATGGTTTCATCGAATGATGCTGAAAGGTCGCTGGTGACAACTGCCAGGCTGCGGCGCATCTCGTCGAACTGTGCCGCGTTGGCTAGTTCCTGATCAGCGCCGTGAACGTCCTGCTCTTGGGCTTTCTCATAGAGTTCGCGGACGCTTCCGCCCATCCAGTCGAAATAACCTTCGATCTGCTCGCCAAGCTCATCTAGGTCGATGTCACCATAGACCACATCGAGCGGGCCGAGCTTGACGTTGGGCGCGCGGACAGCAAACAGATCACTCGCCACCGTGGCGCGGCCAGAGTCCGAAATGTACTGGATCTGGATCACGTAGTAGGTGTTTGCGGTGACTGCTTCTGTGAGCCTTGCCGAACCCAAGGCAGGCGGCACAAAGCCTTGCCACATCAGGTCACCTGCAACAGGCGCGTCATTGACCGGATCGATAGCATCATTGAGCCACATACTGATGCGGACATAGCGCACGTCCACAGCAACCGATGTCGATGACCAAAGCACATCTATGGCTGGGCGGCGCCCGTTACCTTCATTGTCTTCTGCAATGGCGGGGGCGACCGAGAACCCTGACACCTCTTGCGGTGCCGGCCGATTGGTCACCACTGGCGCAAAGCTCAGCGGCTGCTCATCCGTGGCCGGGTTCCAATCATGGTCTGCCGGATCGATTTCCTGCAGGCCGAAGATCACATTGCCAAAGGGCTCGACCGTCCGGGCCGTGATGAGAAACAGCTTGGCCGAATAATCGAACCGGTCAGAGGTCCATGCCAGGACCTGCAAGGGACGGAACTGGGCGAACTCTGGCGGCAAGGCCACGACATGGGTGCGGAAGCGCCGGCCTTCCTCAATGACCGCCTTGATGATGCGCTGCGCTTGGGTGCCGGAGAAGGTCGTTCCGAGGTCCAGCCCTTCGATCTGCTGGCGCCCATCGTCCTCGGCCTCAAGGTCGCTGCGCAGGTATGGCGCGGTTTCCTTGTCCTCCCATGCCTGTAGGGGCTCGCGATAGGTCGCCGTGGCGCCATTGATGATGCCATCAAGGTTCGGGAATGGGATTGAGCCCAGGGGTTCGGTTGCCAGCACATCGGCATCGCTGAACGCGCCATCAGCCTCGCTCGGCACACCAACCAAGGGATAGACTGTACCGTCGGCGCAATGGGTAATGCGGCCATTGCAGCCAATCAGCAGTTCCTTGATGACATCGCCGGGGCGCTCGTTGAGAGCGATGCGCCGACCTGCCCGGAAGCGCTTCTCCGAGCCCCCAGCGTCAAGCGCAACGCTCGCATCGCAGGCGTCCATAGCTGCCGCCCAAACCGCATAGGGCAGTTCAGCCGCGGTCTTCTTGCCACCCCAGACATGAGCGCCATCGTAATAGATGCCGCGCTCGATGTTGTAGATGATGACCATGTTGTTGTCGGAGAACGCCCAGGTCGACTGGTCATTCCAACGCTGTGAGCCGCTACCGCCCGCCGTCGTGTCTTGGCGCGGGTCATAGAGCTTGATGCCCTGAAACTCGCCAACGATGGACGGGATGCCGGTCCACTTGGTTTCATCCCACAAGGCTGTAGTGATGAGGTAGGGAACGCCGACGCCAACCATGTCGGAAGCCCACGCCCGATCAGCATCCCCGCCGAACTTGTCGACCAGGTAGCTATCAGCAACGGTCTGCGAGCCGTCAAAGAACTTCGCCCAGAAGCGTCCTGCCTTGTCGCCAGTGGCTGGATAGCCTTGCGCAACGGCCCCAGAAGGCGAAATCGGCTCGATCACGCCGTTGATGTAGACACTGGTCATGGCCGTGATGGGCAGATCCCCAAAGGACCGGACGCTGGTCAGATAGGCGTTTGGCACCTCTCCGGCACTGCCCCATGCGTTCTGATATTCGAGCTTCCCAGCCTCGCCCACGGTGCCCACCAGGAAATACTGGGGAACTTTGCCGCCGATCTGGGCGGAACCGCGCGTTCCGGTGCGCTGCTGCTGGTCCTGCTGCGGAGCGAAGGCCTGCTGCAGCAAGGTCGACGCGACCGAAAGTACAACACCGATGATGATGTTGATGAAAATGCTGATTGGATCGAACATCAGGACGCCTTCTGTCCCCACCATGTTTCCACGGTGGCCGCGCTATCACCCCAACGGCGGAAGCGGTCGCCATCGCGCCGCTTCTGCTGCTCGTCGGATTCCATCGCTGGATTGGTTTTGGTTAGATCGATCGCGCTGCCGATAGCTTCGAGGGACAAGCCCCCTTCCCCGCCGGCCGCCGCATCATCGACCGCGGCCCCATCTACCCGGCCCGAAAACATCAGGACCGGCGTCGACACCAGGTTCCACGTTGCAGGATCAAAGAAGGCGCGATGCATCTCGACCCGGGCCACGCGAACATTGTTCCCGTAGACCATATCCATCGGCCCGCCCGCCGCTTGGCTGATATGATCGAGGCCGAAGGTGATGGACCGCGCCTCAACTCCAATGGCGTCCACAATGGCCGGAACATCGAGCAGGGTGCCTCCGCCGACCGCATTGCGGCTCACTGGCGTCGTTTCACCAGCAGGGACGACATTGACCGCGATATTGTCTTCGCCGGTCCAGTAGACAAACTCAGCAGCAGACCCGCCGCTGGTCTTGCCTTTGACGGTGAGGATTTCGCGCACGACGATGGCGCCGGAGGCCAAAGCGGCAACCGTATCGACATCATAGGCCATGGGTCACGCCGAGTAGGTTTGCTCTGCGGAGAGCTTGAAGGTCGAATGAACCGGGCTGATGCTGGACGGATAGACCGACCCTGGAACCAGCCGAAACTTGGCGACTGGCTTTTTCAGGTTCACGTCTGGCGTGCCACTAATGCCGGCGGGCAATGGTGGCCAGATTTCTACTTCAGCAATCGCACCTGACCCATTGGCGGTCCGCGCCTCACAGAACTGGCCGAGGTAGTAGCGCGAAGTGTCGAACACGATGCCAAAATACGTGCCCAACGGCACCACGTAGCCAGCCGGGAAACCTGTGAACGCGACGTGCAGCCGGTCAGTGATGGTGCCCAACTTGGGCACGGTCGCCCCCATAACCGAGCCATCTGGATCGCTGCTTGGATAGGGCATCTTGTGATTGTAGAGCAGGAAGGTCTTGAGCCCTCCTGCCCTGGAATTTGCCAGCGCCATTAGAGACTCGGCCTCTGCATGCTCCATCGGCGGAGAAGCCAATTCAGCAGACCACAGGGAGGGCGCACGGTCGGCATATCGCGTCTCACCGCCTCCAGTCGCCGATCGCTGCTGCTGCCATCCCTGAATGAAGGTGGCGCTAGAAACGCGCAACAGATCAGCAAAGGAGGCAATGGGCAGAGTTTCAGCCAGCGCCATTACGACCTCCGGAGTGGGTTTCGGTTGTAGGACTGAATGGCATCAGGAAGGACTTTTCGCACCTCCCGCGCGATCTCTGCAGCGTCCTGTTTGGACCCGGTGATCTCGATGTTGATCGTCGGCCCGCCGCCGAGCGCTTCATTCGGAATGACCTGAGAACCGCGTGGCAGGTTCACCAGTTCCGGCCCGCGCTCACCGACCATGGCAAGGCCGCCAGGGGCGAAGCTGGTTCCGTTCGCATAGCCCGGGAGATTGAAGCCCAGCCGTACCGGCCCGCCCCCTACCCCGCCAAAAATACTGGAGATGATTGAGCCGAGCCCTCCACCCCCGCCGATACCCCCCATGATACCGCCGACCAGCGCCTGAAAACCCTGATGGATCAGCATCTGGCCCAAGGACTTCAGAAGATCGCCTACCGCTTCAACGGCAGTCTTCGAACCATCCACGACGCTGCTGAACACATTAGCCAGCCCCGAGGAAAGGGTAGAGGCCAACTGGTTTCCAGAAACCTCCGCCTGCTGAAATGCATCCTGTGCCTGCACTACGGCGCGGTTGTACGTGTCTTGGTCAATGGCGCCCTTTTGGAGCAGGGCGTTCAACCGCTCGACTTCAAGGCCATATGCTTCTGCTGGGGTACGCGTAGCAGCAAACACTGCCTGACCATCGGTCATAGCCTGCTTGAGTGCATCTACGCCGGATTTGGCAGACCCAGCACCGGTGCCAAGCGTTTCAAAAACCTCGCGTAGCTGATCGATAACCGCAGAAGTGCCAGTCGCAGCCCCGCTTGTTCCAGCGAGGGCGCCCTTCAAGTCATCAACACTGTCAAAAGTCTGCGTCGAGAGGCTGCTGAACACGCCATCGACGTCAAAGGCCGTGGGGTCGGAGCGAGCAGCAATGGCCGCCCGAAGATCTGCTATTTCATTGCGAAGGTTTTGGCGGTCCCAATCTGCGCCGATAGTTGTGCCGAAGAAGCCGCCATTGCTCGCCTGAGAGCGAGCAAGCGCAGCCTCCTTGTCTGTCAACTGCTGCTGCATGATTGACAGGCTGCGTTCGTTCAGTGGCGCGGCCTTTGACGCCACGGTCTGAGCCGGACCACCTGTCCGGTTGATGAAGTCGAGAAAATCCTTGAAGGCCTTGTGAGCGCCGATAAAGACTTGGGCAATCGCATCAGCAATGGCCACAGCGGCAATGGCAAAATCCTGCATCGCCTGCATGAAATCAGGACTCGTCAGGGTGTTGATCAAATTGTTGAGGGTGGGCAGCGCCGACTCGGCGATCCGATTGACCATGCCCTGCAATCCGGTCTGCAGCCGGGTAATGCTGTCATTGAAGGCTTCGGCAGCCTTGCCGGTCTTGGTCGAGAGCGTGTTGCCGAGCCTGTCGGATTCCTCTGCCATTTCGGCAAGGCCATCCTTGCCCGAATTGAGCAGCGGGATCATGTCGGCCCCGGCACGTCCCAGCAACTGCATCGCCAACGCCGTCTTTTCGGCGCCATCCGGCATCCGAGAGAACCGCTCGGCAATGTCGGCAAAGACCTCATCAGAGGAGCGCAACTTGCCTGAAGCATCCGTGACCGAGATGCCCAGCGCGTCAAACGCCGTCTTGGCCTGGGCTCCAGCTCCGTTGGACACCTCCAGCATATTGCGGGAGAGACGCTGCATCCCGGTCGAAAGCTGGCTGAGGCTGACATCCGACAGCTTCGCTGCCCATTCGAGCCGGGACAGCGCTTCTGTCGTAGTGCCGACGCGCTGCGCGGTCTTGCTGAGCTCGTCGGCCCGGTCGATGGCGCCCTTGACCGCGACAGACAATGCAGCCCCGGCCGCTGTCGCTGCAACGGCCACAGCAGCAAAGCCAATCTTCGCGGCCTTACTAAACTTTGTCAGACCGCTATTGGCCTTGGCGAGGCCGGCAGTGAACTCTGCCGAATCCAGCCCGAGCATCACATGCAGGGCGCCAATTCTCGCGGCTCCAGCCATTGTTCTCTCCATGAAAAAAGGGCCACTCCGAAGAGTGGCCCGTGCCTTGATGTGCTCTGCGGCACCCCGCCTGACCAAGCCATGGCCCGCCTAAACTGGACCCGCCTCGCCTGCCATGTTCGCCTTTCGGCGCCCGAGGTTGAGAAAGCCAACTCTCGGCCTAATGCTTGGCCCACCCTAGCGTGATGGAATGACCTTGCCCACAATCACACAGGCAACAGATGCGCGGCCATCCCTGGATTCCGGGTTGTCGAAAATATCGTAGTACCCACCGCGCCGCCCCGTGCACCAGAATTTGAGGCTGTTCCTCGGGGTTTCAATCCCGATGGTGCCGTCTCCTCGGATCACAACGCACGGCTCTCGCCCCGACAGCGGCCCGACGTCCAGATCAACCAAGACGATCTCGCCATCTATCACCATCGCCGCCGCTGGTGGATGCTCGGTTGACTGGACGGGAGCGCGTCGATCCTGAAGTGCCAACGCGCCCATCAGTGTGCCCCTGAAAGGTAGTCATTGAGCGCCGAAACGACCGCCGCGCCGGGAGGGGCGGATTTGCCAGCAAACTTTTTGACGAAATGCTGAAGCCCCTTCGGGGTGATATAGGTCTGGGTACGAACGTAGTCGCCTTGCGTCTCGATCTTCACTTCGAAGAGACCCTGCTGGCGATAGCGGACATAGGGCACCAGCGCGCCGCCCTGATAGAACAGGTGCTGCTTCTTAAGCTCCTGAATGAACTTGTTCGGGCGGCCCGTGATGATGCGCCCCGCGTTCTGGAGTGTGTAGAGGCCGTCCTTCTCGGCAAAATCATCGTGGAAGGCGACTTTCGGCGCATCGGCCTCTATCTGAGACTGGAGCGTTTCGACCCGCTCGGCGTAGTTGCCTAGCAGACCACGCAGCGCGGCCGGATCGTTGAGCAGCGCAACCGGATCGGCTTTCGGATGCGCATTCTCCAGTTCCTGCCACCGATCTACCAGCCGGGCGGTGAACTCCGGCGAGAGCTGAGCGACAATCACGTAACTGTCGCGTTTCCCAACGCGGTATTCTTGGACGGTCTGCCCGAGGTGGTTCTTAACATCCACCAATGGTGGAAGTTGAATGACGCCCTTTTCGGCGAGGCGCTCGATCGTGCGTTTTACGCTGTCATGGCGAACTCCAACCAGTTCCGCGATTTCGCGGCTGGACATTGTGACCGGGCCATTGCCCGTGGTATTGATAGGGTCATTCATCTGAGGCACTCCATTTGCCTTGGTTGATAGACGCGCCGCCTGCCAGGGCGGCGTTGTTGCTTGCAGCGGGGCTCAGGTTCCTAGGCCGCGCGCCCCGCTGCTTCTCGATCCATCCGCTCCCGAATGGCCCGAACGATCTCGCTATTTTGCGAGCTCGCGTTTCTTTTTGACTGCTTGTGCAGCCAGAGCTTCACGTCAGGCGGTAGGCGAAGCTGCATTTTTTCAGTGTTAGTCCGAGTGTCCATTGCTACTCCTTTCATACCGCCACAGTGCCATATGGGCAGTATGATATCAATAGGGCACTAGTTCCATTTGGGCATTATTTACAGATGCCCATTTGGCAGCATCTATGCGGGCATGGGTGAGCAGCGCGATCAGAACCGTTTCCTTGTCAGAATGCCTGAGGGCATGCGCGACCGCATTTCCGAAGCAGCAAAGGCCAATGGCCGGTCAATGAACAGTGAGATCGTCGCCAGGATCGAGGCATCATTTGAGACTATGCCGCCACCCCTGACACCCGAAATTTTCGACCGCATATTCGGCGGCTTCACTCAACGCCTGGAGAGCATCGAAAAGAAACTCGACAACAAATCTAAGCCCTAGTTCTTGCGGCTTAGGTCCACTGGATCTCAGGTGGAGAGCGTCATGCCTTCAATTAGCAGTCCGGCCGTTTCTCGCAACATTCAGCGCATCATCGTTTTGGACACGGAAACCACCGGCGTCCAACACCACGACAAAATCGTTACGCTCGCGGCACTTTCGTTTGAAGGCGACAAGATAATCCAGCGATCCCATTACTTGGCGTTTGACCCAAGAAGGAACAGCGCACCCGAGGCCCTAGCGGTACATGGCTGGGATGACTGGACGACGCGATTCCAAGACCTTTTTGAAGATCACGCTTCAGATTTGCACAAATGGCTGGCATGGGCGGACCAACTGGTCATGCACAACGCCCAGTTCGACATGCACTATTTACAGCGCGAGATGCGCAAAGCTGGCCAGCCGCCAATTGAAGTGCCCACCTTTTGCACGTTGGCATCCGCTCGGCAGACTTGGCCCGGCCAGCGCAACGGTCTTGATGACTGTATTGAGCGGATCGGTCATCGACGCCGAACAAAGCGTCACAATGCGCTTGAAGATGCATTCTACACCGCATCCCTATATCTGCACCTCCGCGGCGGACGCCTAAACGTTCCGGAAGTGCCGGTCTGGCCTATACCGAGAAACTATCGGGTACCGGATGCGCACCCTGGCCATCCGTTGCCACGACGGACCAAGAAAACACCAGGAGACCTCCGTGAAGCTTAATGCCATTCTTGCCGCGCTCGCTGTCGCCGCGACACCGGTCGCCGCTCAGGACGCATCAGAAGTCTGTAATCTGGCGGCTGGCCAAATGCGGTCTATCGCTGAAGACTCCCGACAGACCATGGATGCCACTGCAGAACTTCTGCCGGAAGGCGTTGCGGTCGACGTCATGGAAGGCGCCGTTAACACCAACCAAGTTCGCCAAGCCCTAGCTGAAGCGATGCCTCTAGGATTCCCCCCCGAGGCTATTGATGGCCTTATCGCCGCCGTCGAACTCCTGCCTGCACTCCAGATCGCCACAGAAAAATACGAGGCAGCAGCTTCGGCACTCGATGCCTGTGCTACCTCCGAGTAGCCGCCGTCCACTGGCGCGCGATTGCGAGCTGTTCTTCCCAAGGCTGTCGCCGGCGCTTTGCCGGGGCGTCCTTGATCAGCAGCTTTTCCAGTTTCGGGGTTTTCTTCATGAGAGGGATGACCGCCGTGTAATAGGCTTGGGTCATTCGCTCGTTGTGTTCGCGGGTCATCCGCTTGCTGGACGCCTTAAACCGCTCATTGAGCTGTCGAGGGGTCAGGCTCCAGAAACCGTCTGGGTCGTAGTGCCCCAGCGCGGCATATTCGACGCTCAGGCTTTGCCAGTCCCAGCCCGACTGGCCTTCCGAGGGTTTGGCTTACGCCCGCCCTCATTGGCTGGGAACGCGAGCTGCAGAGCCTCGCCAACTTTCGACATCACCGTGGGCAATCCGGCCTCCTGCATGATGTCGCCGGCGTCTTCCAGGTTCAGCCCCTTATGGTTGGCCTGGAGGGCCGCCCAAAGAGCTGCCCGCCAGGCGCCGATACGAGGGTTGGTTTCCTCGCTGAGAATGACAGAGATATCGTTGACGCCCTTGTCGAGCAGGGTTTCGAGTTGGGCGATCTCGTTGATGGACATGCGAAGCACATAGGTGCGCTCGCCAACAACGAGATCAACTTCGCCGCGATGTGGATTCGCCATGGGTTACTCCGCCAGGACCGCAACAGTTTCAGGGCTGGTGGCCGCGGCCGAGCCTTCACTGTTCGTGGCCGTGATGGTGACGGTGAGGTTGTCAGCAACGTCCGTCAGAACAGGAACATAAGTCTGGCCAGTCGCACCAGATATCGGTGCACCCTCGTTGTTCCACTGATAGGTGAACGCCGGGCCGCCGCTCCATTGTCCAGGATACGCTGTGAGGGTCTGGCCCTGCTGGACAGTGCCGGAAATGGCAGGACCGACGATAACAGCAGGAATTGCAGCGGCCTCGACAACGGTGGAGCCAGTCACCTTGAAAGTCACCTCTGCTGTCATTTTGTCGTCGGTCGGCACTGCCGGATTGTAACCGGTCAGGAACCCGTCGAACTTCCACACCGAAGCGTTGGGATAGGTGATGCGGCAGATGACGCGCTCGCCCGTCGCCCGGATCTCGCGAATGGTGGTGTCAGCAGACGAGCCAGGAACAAAGTTCTGGCTGAAAGATGCATCGCCCGGGTCGGTCAGGCCAGCGATAAACTCGCGGGTCCGGTTGGGGCTCGCCATGTGGGTGGCGTCGATGACATCGATCGCCGCGCTTGGCGGGGTGATGTCGAATACTTCGCCAAGGGAAAGCCAGGTATCGCCGTCGTCACGCGAAATGTCGAACAGCGAGCCGTAGCCAATGGATGCCTCGGTGGCGGCCATGGTTCATTCTCCAGTGATGTCAGAAAAGCGCCTGCCCACGGCGCGAAGGATGGGCGCTAGATCAGGACGAAGTGCCCCAATGAATGATGAAGTCCCGGCTGTCGGTGAACCACGAATGGCTATCGACCTTTCCAAAGCTGGTTCGCTGGTTCACCTGGAAGCAACCTTGGAACTGGTAGCCCTGATAGATGCCGCGAAACCCTGACAAGCGCTCACCAAGGGCCTCGGCAATCGCCCTGGCCTTAGCAGCCGTGCCATCACGGCAATCGAATTGCACGCGAGACAGGTGCAGACCAGAGGCGCCCTGCATGTGATAGTCAGGAATACCCGTGACCAACGTCATGGCTATCTGGCCAAGCGGCTGACCTTGAGGCAGCGTGTCCCATTGGACGCGGTTGCCAACCAAGGCAGCGAGGGGTGCATACGCCAGCAGTAGGCCGGCCAGCTTGGTCTGCATTACTTTGCCCTCCCTGCCTTGCGCGCCGCCGCCTTCACGGCCTTATCGATGCCGATCCAGAGCTCATCACCGATGCGCTTCAGAGCAGCGTCTTTCGTCTCATCGAAGGCAGGTCGAGCGAATGGCTGGGGCGGATGGTTCTCGTTTCCGAATTCCTGCTGAACCGCCGCCGGCCGAGCATCGGGCCCGACATAGCGCTCCTGCTCGGATTCCTTCTTGTGGTTCTTCTTGGTCGATGGGGCCAAGGTGCCGGAGACGTCGATACTTTCGCGCAACCCGCCTTCATCTACAGGTGCCTTTGCCCGCATCGACTTGGCCACGATCTCTCCGGCTTCGTCCAATGCCTTGCGGCCAATGCTCCGGCGCTTGGTCGGCGTGAATTGCGAGAGAGCCGCATCGAGCTCACGGCCGCCAACAAACTCAACTTTGACCTTCATGTGTCGGCCCGCCGGGAAGCATCGATGCGAAGTCCTTCCCGCCTGCCTATTTCAGCGACTGCGGCGATGTCATAGACCTGCCCCTGATATTGCAGCCGATCCTTCGGATTGATGGTCGAAACAGAAGTTGACCAGCGCACCTCAAACACATCGGTCGCTGTTGCATTGACCTCGGCACTGGCCAGAGTTTCCCGAGCAGACGCTCGGCGCCAAGACGCCCAGACCGGAGAAGCATCAGCAGTCCACGCCTCTATAGGCTCATTGTCTGAATTGTAGGTCAGGCTGTAGCGCAGGAAGGTGATGCGCCGGTCGAGCTTGCCCGCTTCCATCAGAACAGCACCCGGCGATATGGCGCCACCAGCGCGTCGATTGCTCCCATTGGGATGGGGCCCGCCTCCTTGCCCAGCCGGAATGCGTCGTACATCAGCCGAACATGGATAAGGATCGCTGCCTTGATCGCTGGAGGGACATTGCTAATCGCAGGCACAGCAGGCGTTTCACCATCTTCTGGCACTTCTGGCGTCGTGGAATAGCCAGCAAGATAGGTCACCGATACTGGCTTGGTTTCGTTCAGGTCAGAAGGGACAGAGAAGTCTGATTTGAATTCAACATAGGGGCCCAGATCATCAACCAGGAGCGTGTAGTCACTGCTCGACACAGTTGAGATTTGGCCTGCGGCATTGCGCGACGTGATGCTGGTAATGGAGATCACCGGGGCCAAGGCAAGGCGCATGCATCCCGAGAAACGGTCAAAGTCCTGCCGCCACGTCTGCTCGACCAATGCCCGGCCCAGAATGCCAGTCCAACCATCAAGGTGATCGACAGCCGCTGCAATGAACCCAGTGATCATGTCGTCATGCTCATTGTGGTCGACGGCAAGCTGAACTTTCGCCTCGGCAAGAGACACCGGCGTCATATCAGGAGCAGTGACCAGGACAGGACGGTGCATATCTCGCTCCAAATTGAGAAATGGCCGGGCATCGCCGCCCGGCCATTGAGGTTGTGAGACGCCAGCCTCAGTTGGCGACGAATGCGGAATCCGACACCGTTGCTCCCTGCACTGCCGGCTTCTGGCGCGGGGTCAGGAGGGCAATGACAGTGCCGTAGGCAATGTTCGCAGTGGCCGAGGTCCGGACCGCCTGCACATACCGCTTGGCCGGGTGATAGACTTCCGAGATCAGCGCGGTGTCGTTGACATCGTCGTTGACGGCACAAGTGACAGTCGCTGCGGAATCGGTGACGGCGGCCATGCCGCTGTCGCTGTCGGCGTCATTTTCCTCAACGGTGAGGGTCGCAACGCCAGTGGCAACGCTGTCGGTGATAGGCGCAATGAACTGGACCGATTCGTAGTCGGCCATATCGATGCGCGAGGAGTTGTTGTCGATGGTGGAGCCGGCCGCAACCGACGAACCCACCACGCGGACCTCAATATTATTCAGAAGACCGTGCATGGTCTTTTCCTTTCAGATCAATGGAGGGAGAAAGGCGGGCCGGAGCCCGCCCAGCCGGATCAATCGCCGAACTTCAGGAACTTCACGGCCTCGAAGTTGATGGCATCGCCACCGACCCGCTTGGTCGTGTAGAACCCGACATAGGGCTTGTTGGTGAGAGCATCGCGCAGCACGCGGATGCCGATCCGGTCCACGATCTGGTAGGCCTCGCGGAAGTCACCGAAGGCCAGCGACAGGCTATCAGCGGCCATGACCGGCATGTCTTCAGCTTCAACGACATTGAAGCCCAGGATGGTGCCGCCGGACATCGCATTGAGCGAAGGCTGCCAAGCGTAGTTGCCCTGGCCGTCCTTGATCTTTCGGATCGCGCCGATGGTCGAGCGAGCAGCCATGAAGTTGGCATTCGCGCGGTAGCCTGCCTTCACCGAATAGACCAGATCGATCAGCTTGTCGGTGCCATTGGTGGCGGTGCCGAAGGTGCCATCGGTGCCGGTCAGCACATGCTGGAAGGTCCCCCATGCACGGGTCGCGTCAGCAGTCGCGGCCGTCTCATAGGTCAGCAGCCCACGCGGCTTCAGAACGCCGTCACCATTGAGGAAGGCGGCATTCTCGGTGCGGATGAACTTGTCCGAGGTCTTCTCGGCAAGCCAAGCCTCAATGTCGAACATCGAGTCATCGAGCAGCTTCTGCGTTACCTGCGGGAACGCATAGAGCTCGTGCACCGGGATTTCCCACTTGCCAAGCTGCGGGGTGCCAGTCGCCGGGCGTGGAGCGCTTTCACCAACCCAGCCGGCAGTGCCCTCGCCGAGATCGTTGAAGCCTTCGAGACGATCAGTGCCGATGGTGGTGACCGCGGCGACCTGGCGCATGGGCGAGGTTTCGTAGATCTTCTTGACGATGCGGCCAGAGGTGTCCGGAGTGACGGTGTAGCCACCATCGGGATCGGAGCCGACCGACATTGCGGCCATAACGTCGCGCGGGGTGTTCCCGCCACGGCGCATATAGACCTGCAGGCCTTCCGCATATGCCTGGAAGTCCTCAACGCTGAGCTCGGGCAGACCGCGCTCCTTGGCAAATGCCTTGGCCTGCTTGGCCATGTCGCCCATGTCACCGCTATTGCCGCCCAGCGCTGCGCCGGCAGCACGATTGGCAACGTCGGCCAGTTTCGTTTGCAGTTCGGTGATCGTAGCATTGATGCGGTCGACCTCTTCGGTGCGCACCACGTCATCCTTGCCGGCTTCGACAGCCTTCAGGCGCTCGTCGTTCTTGGTCTTGAACTCTTCGAAAGCCGTATTCAGGGCCTTCAGCAGAGCCTTGGGGTCATCGGAGGCGTCATTGCGAACGACAACCGCCCCGCGCACAGGCTTGAACGCCTGCGGGTCAAACTTCGTCATGATGTGTCCCTTTCAGGAACGGAGGGTTTGGATTGCCGAGATAAGATCGGCGGTCAGTTCGCCTGCATCACGCGCGGCGGGTCGGGTTGCATCACGCGGGCCCGACAGGGCATTGAGGGTGTCGAAGCGCTCTTTGCGCCCCATCCCTGCCTTGGCCAGCGCCGCTTCTGTGCGGCGCCGGGCAATCAGATCGGCCGGAACAGTCGCGCTTGCCTGCGCGCCTTCGTCGTCCGGCTCGAATGTTTCGTCAGCGAAGCCTTTCTCGATAGCCTCGGCTGCGGTCATATAAGTGCCATCCGAGGACCTGGACGGCCCGTCGAGCATGGTCATGACCTCTTCCACGGAAATCCCTGTGCGCTCGGCATAGATTGCCGCCATGGAACTGTCGAAGGTCTCGAAGACATCCTTGGCATCGGCGAAGTCATGCCGGTTTCCGATGACCAGCCCCCATGCATTGTGGATCATAAGCATGGATCCGGTGCCCATCTGGACGGTGTCGCCGGCCATGGCAATGATTGAAGCCGCCGAGGCGGCAATTCCCATAACCTTGATCGTGACTTCTGCCTTGTGCTCCCGCAGCAGATTGTAGATCGCCAGGCCTTCGAACATGTCGCCGCCGGGCGAATTGATGTTCACCGTGACGGCGTTTTTGCCGATCGAGCGCAGTGCTCCTGCCATCCGCTTGGCGGTGAACCCTTCGCCGGTCCAGAAGTCCTCGCCGATTACGCCATAGATCGAGATCGTGTTGGGATCATCGGCCTCGGCCGCCAGTGGACGTTCGGTCCATTCGGAGAACGCTGCCGGCGGGGTGTCCCAGGTATAACCATCGGGGCGCTGAAATGCGGCCGGCTTATGCAGTTTCCGCAGGCTCATCTTGGCCTCCAGTCGGTTCGGTTTCGGGTGGATCGGACTCGGCTTGAGTTTGGTTCGGCGGCACGGCGTAATCGTCGCCCGCTTCGTCTTCACGAGGATTGAGATCGAGCAGTGCGCGGACATCGTTGGCACTGTAGACGCCCCACTGGCGCCCCTTGGTGAATGCATCCCACTGGGTCTTTGTGTCGCCCTTCAGCAAGGCCTGCGGGAAGAACCGCACATCGTGGGTTTCCCAGTCGGATTCGTTGAGCACGTCGCGCTTGAGCGCTTCCTGCCAAGTTACGAGCCAATCATTGAGGGTGTAGGTGACGAAACCGATGCCCATCTGCTCGATGCCAGAGCCCCAGCTTGTCGTCTTCTCGGTGGCGCCGATCATGTGAGGCGGGACACCGAAGAACATCGCGATGTCGTAGCGCTGGAAATTCCGCTGTTCGAGAAACTGCAGGTCGGTTGCCTTCATGGCAATCGACTCGAACTTCATGCCCTCTTCCAGGATCCGGGTGGTTCCCGTGTTGTCCGAACCGCTATTTTCAGCGTTCGACGCCTTGAGGCGATTGTAGGCTTCTGGGCTCAACTTGTTTGGATGGGTCAGGACGCCTGACACGAACTGCCCATTCTTCATGAGCTTCGCGCCGGCCTGTTCTCCCTGGAGCGCGAGCCCAAGGCTTTCTCGCATATGGCCGATGACCGAGAGCCCCTTCACACCATCGAGCGACATGCCGCGAAGGTGCAGGATTTCCGACTGCTGATAGAACTGGACGGCGCCGCTCTTGCGAGTGACCTGGTAGCGCAGCGACAGATCGGGCAACTGCTCGACCATCACTCGATCTGGAATGATGGGGATCAGGCCGACGACGTCGCGCCCTACCCTAACCTTCAGCGCATAGGCATTGCCGCGGAGCAGGAGATGCATCTGCATCATGCGGCGAAACTCGCTGGGCGTTTGCCAAATGTTCGGCTTGACGGTCAGAACCTTGCGCAGCGGGTGCCCGGCTGCCGGGCGCCGAACCTTCTCGCTTTCCCGGCGGATCAGATCCAGCGGAAGCGATCCGACAGTCCCCGAAATGATATTCACGCAACGCCAGGCAGCAGCGACCCGCATGGCCGAGTTGTCGTTGACCACGGCGCCAGATGCGGTTTCCATGCCACCACCGACGCGCAGGAAGTCGCGGACTTGTTCCGGCGTCATGTTAGTCAGGTCAAACGTCGTGCTGGCCTGCGGCCGCCCTGTCAGAGCGCCGAGCAGATTTTTCAGATAGCCCATCTGCGCTCCTAGATCGTCAGGATGCCGTGATCTTCGTAGACCGAGCGAGTATTCGCGGCGACCGGGTTCCGCGCCATCAGCGTCACGGCATTGAACATCGCCATAGCCGGGTCGATCTTGGCGTCACCGGCAGACTGCTTGGTCGCCCGAATGCCTGTGGCCGTGGGTTCGATCTTCAGGTTCGGCACACACCACTGCATGAGCGGACCGCCGCAGTGCTTCAGAAGCCCAGATGCCAGGCGCCGCTCAGCACCCTTGATGCTGGACATGAGCCAGCCGCCCTGATTTGCAGCGACCAGCAAGCCAGATTCCTGGGTGACGCCGATCTCGTCCAGCGCATCTTCCATTTCGCCAAGGCCAGAAGCGTCAACCACCACCCCCCCGAGCAGCCCCATATCCTTAATGCGGGCGACGATTTCGATAATCGCGGACACGTCCTCAAGCGGGTTGTCGAGAATTTCGAGCTCGCCGGCTTTCTCGATGTCGAGCAGCTTACTGGCAATGGCCTTGCGCCGGTCCAGAACGCCACGATGGCACCAGGCATGCGACCAAGAGAGCCAGCGCTTCATGCGCCGAGGCACCTTCTGCCCCTGCAATTCCTCGATCACATCGATTTCCATCGGCTCGCGACCAAGGACATCGAGGCCGAAAAGGTCGTCCAATCCGCCACCATCAATGCCGATCACAACAACTTCGCTGCGATCGAGCATCCGCGTCAGGGCACCGTAGTGATCGGTCTTGTTGATGGCGGCCAACTCTTCATCCGCGGATACTGGCCAGTGATCTGCGCCAGGCCAGCGGTTGTCGCGGAGGTTCTGCCCGATCTCGATGTTGAGGTGCTTGGCCAGGAAGATGTTGCGCGAAGCAGAGTCCTCAGACAGCTTCTCCTTTAACTTGCCCTCGATCCAGCTTGCCGGGACAGCCCTCCCCACGCTGGGGTTGGAAATGTAGTAATTGTCCGGGTCCATATAGGACCCGTCATCAATCATCTTCTGCGGGAACTCATAGATCACCGGCAGGAATGACTTGTCCTCAATCCGGCCATCCCGAACAGCGCGGGCCTTATCCAGCTTCTTCTTGAAAACTCCAGCAGGTGGAGCGTCACTTTGCGTCGTGATGCTGACCGAAAAGCCCTCTGGCCTGGCGATCAAACCGCCCGTGGCTTCCATCAGCATCGCTTCGGCTTTAGCAACGGTGCCAAACTCCCAAAGCTCGTCAATGAGAACAAAACCCGCCTTCTTGCCGACCACGGTCTTGCCATCCGCCGCCACCACCTTGAGCGTGGCTTTGGTCGAAAGGTCAGTGATCATTTTGATGTGGTCCTGGATATGGAAGCGTCCGTTCTGGGTCGCGTCCAAGTCCGGGTCCGCCCGCACCATGGCTGCTGCTGGCTTGAAGCTATTCTCTGAAGCCTCTTTCGTCGGCGAGAGGATGAGCAGTTCATTGGTGTGGCGCCAATTGCGGATCAGCGCCGTGAGCATGATGCCGGCTGCAATCGTTGATTTGCCGTTCTTCTTGCTCACGCAAAGGAAGAATTCATTGATCAGGCGTTTGTTGGCCTCTCGGTCGTAAGCGCCGAAGATCACCGCGACCAGATCGAATACCCACTGGTCGCCGATTTCGCCAAACGTCGGCTGGCCAGGCACATCCACCACCCGGAGGCTTTTGAAGACCTCTAGCGCAGCTTCGGCCTCATCGCGAAAAAGCGGCGGAGAAGTGATCAAAGACCGACCAGCAACAATCCGCTTTTCCCAGTCGACGCAGGAGGTCACCCACTCCTTCATGACCGATTGTCAACCACAAGCTTAGGCGCGCTGGGTGTCGCGAACTTACCCGCAGCAGCCGAGGTTTCAGCCGTGGCCTGGCGCGCCGCCTTCTTTCCGACCGGCGCCGATGCCTCGTTGAGCGTCTTCATTGTCGTCGCGATATCCTTGAGGGTCTTCGACCGCTCGCCGAGCGAGATCGCCTTGAGCAGGGCTTGCCGGCGCCGCGGGTCGCCCTCCTCTTGGACGATCATGTCCTCTAGTTCGCCGACATGGCTGGTGACGGTTTCTAGCTCGTCCATCAGCCGACCGCTCAAAGCCCGTGCCCGATCGGTCAGGGCTTCTGGCTTGACCGATGTCGGCTGGACAATCTCCACCTGGGCCGGTGGCGCGGTGCGCTGCGCCCGCGCCTCCTCGAATGGGCTCTGCGGCTTTTCCTTCCGCTTCCACTCCTCGGCCTTGGCCTTCTTGTGGATGGCCGTATCGCTGATGCCATACCAGCGGGCGATCTCCCGAACGGTCATCACTCCGGCCTCATAGTCGGACCCGATGCCTTTCCAGTCTATCGCCTTGTTTTGCTTACGCTTTGCCACGTTTGGTTTGCACCTTGGTTTGCACCTGCAAACTTACAGGACAGGAAAAAATCTCTGCGTGAGGGCGTCGTGGGTCCGAAAGGCGAGTCCTTTCCAGAGTTTCGACCGCCCCCCCTATGCCACCGGCCTGATAGCCCTCTTGGCTGCCTCAATGGCATCGGCATCGCCCGAGTAGCGCGCTTCAATGTCTGAACATGTGGTCACATGACATCGGCGGCAGCAGGCTTGCAGATTGGTCGGCTCATAGAACAGTTCCGGGCAGAGCTTGGCTGGCCTGATATGATCCACCAGTGCCGCCCGATCGTCGTCTTTACCCTGCGCTAGAAGCACACCGCACATCTGACATTGGTAGAGGTCGCGTACCAGTATCTCCAGACGCAGGTCGCTCCAGCGCTTCACCTTGTACTTCGACCTTAGCTCGGCATCCGAGCTATACCTCGTATCCCTCACCTGCCTTGTGCTTTGCAGTCTTGTTCCCATCGGCTTGAGCCGGGGTTTGAGGGTGGTAAGCTTGGGCATTAGCGAACGGTGAACTTCGAAGCATCGATGATCGCCTTTGCTTCGGCATCCATTTCAATGGCAAAGCCTGCAGGCGCCAGTGCAGCAAGGGTCAGGATGCGCGCCCGATACCACCAGGGCAGCTTGACTGAGAGTGTCGCAGATATCCGCGCCATCATTCTCTCCCTTGAATTCTCGCGCTTCTAGCCTCCTGTGGGAGCGCCGTGCGCGCCGGTTTTTCAATTCGACGGCAGCGCGGGGACCGGAAACACGCGGCAATCTAGCCCGGGCTGTTCCGGGCGACAGTAAGGGGGCCTCATCATCAACCAAGCCCTCCATCGGGCGAGGTCTAGAGGCCCCCATCTTGAAACTGGTTGCGGGGGCAGGAATCGAACCTGCGACCTTCGGCTTATGAGACCGACGAGCTACCGCTGCTCCACCCACGCATGAAACTGGGAAACAAAAAAGGCCCGCCGAAGCGGACCCGAATTTTGCGCGCAAAAACCACAGCGGGGAAGCGTGAGCATCCAACCCCTACGGCCCCGCAGACAACCCGCCAATAAGGCGTCCTCTGACAGTCAGGCGCAAATCACTTGCGCAATCTATCATCTCACGCTGCCGATGCAAGCTTTTCGACTTGACTTGGCTCAAGTTCCACAGGCGTCAGTCGACCGAACAACATGGTTATGACTTCGACCATGCCGCGACCAGTGACGTTGGTGACTTCGCCGCTGAAGGTGGCGAACGGGCCATCATTAATCCGAACCTTCGTGCCGGCCGGATATTTCATGCGCGTGGTTTCCTTCTTGGTCTTACCGATTTCGCGACGGTGCAGCTTCCCTGCCCGCGTTTCATCAAAGGCGAAATCAGCTTCGGCAGCCATGATCATGTTGAGCGCCTTGACCTCGTCGCCCGAGAGCGGGTGCGGCGCGCCGTTGATGCCCAGTACGCATTCCACGCCCTCACATGCCCGAACCAGGCCCCAAGGCGTCTCATCGACCTGCAGCGCGCCGGTATCGAGGAACAGGTATCGAGGCGCCAGCCGCACCTGGCGAACGATGTGCACGCTCTTGCGTCGGTTCCACTTCTCGAACCTCTGCCAGGGCGCATATGTGCCATAGCCCAGCAGGCGCAGGTTCTTTTCAGCCTTGTCCTCACACTTGATGTTGGTGCGAACCACGTACCACGCCATTGTTCTGTGCCCCTATTGCTGGTCTGGATTGTGTGTGCGGCAGTACCACTGCCCTAACTTCGGATCGGTCTTGCTCTTGATGGACTTCAGGTGGACGCCATGACCGAAATTGGCTGGCTGACCACAGACATCGCAGAGGAAGACCGGGATTTCATGGGCCTCGCCGTATGACCGGATCTGATGCCATTGGGGTGGCATCTCATTGCCCTGCCCTTTTCTGATCGAGGGCGGAGCGCCCTATGGGTGGATCTCCGAACATCATGGCCGTTCTGCTCGCATAGCGCGGTGCCGGTGGGATTTCGGCCCGAACCGATTCCTCAAAATCTCGCTTGCTGCGGCGGATGCGGATCTCCTTGGCCAATGACAGGCCCAATGTCGCGGCCTTGCCCAGGCATGCGGTTGAGGGCCGGCCGACGATTTCAGCGGCCTGTTTCGGAGTGAGATCGCGTTCGCAGCATTCCTTGAGCTTGCTGATCTCATCTGCTGTCCAACGTGTTCCACGGGTCATTTCGCCGCCCTCGCCTGTTCGAGCTCAGTTTTGCGGATGGTCAACCGACCTGATTTCGCCACCAGCACCCGGTCGCCCATGAAGCGCATGACGGCTGCGAAATCGTCGGTATCAGGCTCGATGGTCACCACATCGGAATCATCGGCCTCTGGCTCATCGAACCCAGTCCAGCCTTCATCCTCGATCCAGCGCACCAGCGCCGGCACAAACCGAGACGCCCGCTCGACGGTTTCGCCGCGAGCCTGCCGCTCGCTGTCGAAAAGCGCCGCATACCGCTTGGCACCGGCCAGACAAGCCGCCTGTGCGGCCTGATCGAGATCCAGAAACGCCTTGAGGGCAGTCTTTCGGCTCTGCCCTGGACGGCGTGGGAAGACGGCCCAAACCTCAGCGAAGCGAGCGCGCGCATCATCATCGCGCAGCGATGATTTAGATTGGTGGTTAGGTTGGGGGTTATGCGCGGCGAAATCCGCCGGTGGTTTTGGTGGTTTTTCGCCTCTGGCGATTTTCGCCACTGGCAGATTTCGCCGCTGGATGAAAAAGCGGTATCTGCCGAGCGTGCCATCGGCCCTACGGTCGCGGACGCGGGTGATAATCCCGGCCTGTTCCAATGCGTCGAGATGATCGCGCACCGTCTTTTCGCCCTGGTCAGTGTACTGGGAAAGCTGCCCCACCGAAGGGAAGCAAGACCAGTTCTCGTCTGCATAGTCGGCCAGCGCCATCATCACGAACTTTCGGCCGCTCGGCTTTATGGTCGACTTCGCAATTGCTGTTAGAGCCTCGTTACTCATGCCACGCGCTCCGGTAGACGGTCCGCGCGCGCCAGGTTGCCAAAGCGAGTGAGGTTGGCATCGAAATGCACCTGAACCGTTCCCGTCGGACCATGCCGCTGCTTACCGATAATGATTTCAGCCTTTCCGATAGCGGCCTGCATCTCCTCCTGCCATTTCAGGAAGTCAGCAGTGCCTTCCTTCGGCTCCTTGTTCTTGAGGTAGTATTCATCTCGATAGACGAACATCACCACGTCAGCGTCCTGCTCGATCGATCCGGACTCCCGAAGGTCGGAAAGCTGCGGGCGCTTGTCCTCACGGGCCTCCACCTGGCGGGAGAGCTGCGACAGCGCGATCACCGGGATTTCCAGTTCCTTGGCCATGGCCTTGAGGGTGGTGGTGATCTCGGTCAGTTCGTTGACCCTGCTGTCATTCGAGCGGCGGGAGCCGGTCAGGAGCTGCAGATAATCGATGAAGACGAGATCGAGCCCCTTGGACCGCTTCATGCGGCGCGCCTCGGCAAAGACCTGGTGCACTGACATGCCGCCACGGTCATTGATCATCAGTGGCGCTTGTTCGATCTGGTGCGAAACATCGACCAGCTTGCCGAACTGTGCTTCGTGGATCTTGCCACGGCGAAGGTCCGACGAAGAAATTTCGACCTGCTCGGACAGGATGCGCACCGCCAATTGACCGGCGCTCATTTCCAGCGAGAAGAACCCCACCCTGCCACCGTGCAATGCCTTGGTGCCTTGTGCGTCGAACGTAGGGGTGAACTTGCTGGCGATGTTGAACGCGATGTTCGTGGCCAGGGACGTTTTACCCATGGCCGGCCGCCCGGCGATGATGATGAGGTCCGACTTCTGCAAGCCGCCCATCATGCGGTCCAGATCGTCAAGGCCAGTTGCATAACCCGATAGCCCACCATCGCGCTGATAAGCCTCGCCGATAGTCGTGACGGCCTCTGTCAGTGCAGAGGAGAAGGTCTGGAAGCCTTTGTGCTGCTGTCCGGTCTTTGCCAACTCATGGAGAGCTTTCTCGGCTTCCTCGATCTGCTCAGTCGAATTGTATTCCGATACCGGGTTCATGGCCTCGGTCTCGATGAGGCCGCTGATTTCGATCAGGCTTCGGCGGGTCGCCAGTTCCTTGATCGCCTTGGCATAGTCCGGGGCATTGATGACAGTGGTTGCCTCGGTCATCAGCCGGCCCAGGTATTGGGCCATGGTCATGCCTTCGAGGAAATCAGGCGGCAAGTGGGCCTTGAGGGTGACAGCATCTGCCACCTTCCCGACCTTGGCGAACTTTGCCATTGCCTCGAAAATCATCCGGTGCACGGGCTCATAGAAGTGCTCAGGCGCGACGATATCGGCAGCACGGTGAAATGCCTCATTGTTCATGAGGATCGCACCAAGCAAGGCCTGCTCGGCTTCGATGTTGTGCGGAACGGGCTTCTGTTCAGACATGCGAGGCCTTCCGCTGGGCGCGATTGATGATCGGATCCCGCGCCATGCGCAGAACAACCCAGAGCGGTTTCATGGTGGAGTTGTCGTTTGCTGGAGCGGTCACTTGCCACCCCACAGCATCCGGGCATGGGCATAGTCACCGGGACCCCAGACGTACCAGGCATGATCCTCGGTTCCCGTTTCCCCGTTCCCTGCCCATGAAATCCGGTCCAGCAGGGCAATCTTGGCCATGAACCGAGGATTGTCCTGGAACAGGTGCCGGCGGGTCTTGCCAAAATCGAACTTGGCAGTCAGCAGTAGCGCCACCATGCCATCGCAGCGCTCGAGCGCTAGTTCGGCGAACCGGACGGCGATGCGGTTTCCCTTGCCGTAGGGTGGATTGGTGATGATGGCGCCGAACTCCGGGCCAGCGTACCCAGGCGACAGGAAGTCACGGATGGAATCGTGCTCGCGGTCGTATGTGACGATGTCGCTGGTCGCCACCTGGGCACCGTGCTGGCGCAAGACGTCGGCCATCATGTGGTTGCCAGCCGCCGGTTCCCAGACACCAAGCCCAGCTACTGGGAAATGCCGTAGCAGCACTTCCGTAGCCCATGGTTCGGTCTGATAGAGGTCGTTTGCTGCTCGGGCGTAGTTGGATGCAGTGACGGTCATGCTACTGCCCTTTCATCAACTGGACGGGCGTCAACCATGGCGATGCGAGTGCCAATGACCCGCATGACGTTTACGGCCATACTATTCCCAAGGCTCTTGTACCTTGGGCCATCAGCAGCGGGTTTGCCGCGATACGGGATGGCAGTGAAGTCGTCAGGGAAGCCTTGGAGGCGTTCGCATTCGCGGGGCGTCAGGCGGCGAACTGCCCAATCCTGTGCTAGGTAGGTTTGCTGCTTCATGCCGGGTTCGGCAGCTAGAGCCCCAGCCACTTCCACAGTGCGAACTTCGTCCCGCTGGTTTTGAGCAAAGGCCACCGCACCGACGCCCAGACCGCCGCGCCCGCCGTTCGGGGTCAGGATGGCGTTCGCCGTGCCGTCCTGGCGGGTTTCAAGGTTCGGGCCATCGCTGCGCCCACGCTCCATGAGAACGATGGGCTCGGCAATGAGGCTGTCGCATGTGTCAACATCGGTGCCGTATGGACGGTCACCGCCGGTCGAATTGCCGCCTGCCCGGAGCGTCGGCGCCACAGCAACCAAGTTGGGCCCGAGGGCGGTATCGCTGCTGTCTGGCTGCTTGCCGTAGTTGCTGGTGAGCGCGCCGGCGACTTCACGGGTAGAGACGGCAGGCGGCGCGGTCGCGATCAGCGTCTCCGTCTCCGCGTCGAGGCTTTGCTGGGCGGATGCTGTCAAGCAATATCCGACATCGCCGGAGTTCGACTGAAATGCAGCTGCGGGCAATGGGTGTCCACCACCGGTCGCGCTACCCTTGAGAAGCGGACCGGTCGCGTCATCCGGTCCGTGACCGTTGCCCTCGTAGTCTATGCCTCCGATAAGGCTACCGCTTCGAGTGCCTTGCGAAGCTGCTCCGGAAGAGCTTTTCCCCGCCTCTCGGCGCGGCGGAGAATCCCCGCGCAGGCTCGTGCCGTCAAATAGTACCGCTGCGGCACGTCGCCAGTCTCCAAGATATCCGACAACGAACACACGGCGTCGGCGTTGTGGGACCGCCCACTCGTATCCATGTGCTCTACAGAACTGAGCGTCCAGCACTCGGTAGGCGAACCCATACCCGAGTTCGCCCAGCCCCCTGAGGAGGGTGCCAAAATCCCGTCCTCCGTTGCTGGACAGAACACCGGGGACATTCTCCCAGACCAGCCAGCGGGGCCGATATCGTGCAGCAATGGCAAGATAGGTGAGCATGAGGTTGCCGCGGGGGTCAGCCAATCCGGCTCGGAGGCCGGCGACTGAGAACGACTGGCAAGGTGTTCCTCCGACGAGAACATCGATATCTGCATCTGGCCACTCCTGAAACTTGGTCATGTCGCCCAGGTTGGGGACGTGCGGGTAATGGTGCGCCAGCGCGGCGCTCGGAAATTTCTCGATCTCGGAAAAGAAAACCGGTTCCCAGCCCAGCGTATGCCAGGCCATGGTTGCGGCTTCGATGCCGGAGCAAACGCTGCCGTACCTCATGCCCGTCCCGCAATGCTGTCGATGGATTTCTGGACTTCACGGTTGCGGAATTTTGCCGGGACGTAGAGGCCAGCTGCCGACATGTCGGCTACCAACTTGTCGGTGATGTCGGGCTTGTGTTCCTTGCCGCAGAAGCGTCCGCACTCGCACCGTGGCTGGGGTGTGATGGTGGGCTTGCTGGCGATCAGGCGGTTGAGCCAGGCGGGCAGCTTGGGGTGGACCATGGCGTTCATCACATGTCGTTCCCGAAATAGATGCAGCCAGCCAGATAGAGGGCAGCAAGCACCACAAAGCTGATGGTCAGGGTGATGGTGAGGTCCACGGTCAGTCCTCCAGGCGTGGGGTTGATCGTTCAGTCGGCTCGTTCGGAAGCTGCTCGTGCTTCCTGCTGATGCGGCGCAGCCAGAAAAGATGCAGCCTCCGCAACAGAAGCCCGGCCAGACGCCGAAAGCCGCCGGGCGCGGGTGATTTCGATCTCGTGCTCAAGGGCGTCCTCCTGGCGCTGAATTTCAGCCGCAACGGCCTCTTGGAGTTTCACGTAAAGGTCTGCCCAGATGCGCTTCGGCTTGCGATAGCGAAGCGACCACAGCAGCCGTTCTGGCAGTTTGTGCTTCCGGGCAGCGCGAAGCCGGGCGGCCTCAACGGTATCGCCGGGCCCCTGGTGCTCTCTGCGCACCAGCCAGTCGGCCCAACCAGCAGCTTCATCAACGACCGTGCAGTCAGTCATTGGCGTTTGCTCCGGAAGCAAAGGATATTTCCGCATGTGTCAAAGCCTTCCCGATAGTTTTGAAACCATCGGATGAAGCAATTGACGAAAGGCGACGACGGATATGGACACGACCAGAAGTGAGCTTGCGAAGGCCCTGGTTCGTGCAGGATTGCGCGGGGTCGGACGGGAATCCGGTCGCGCGAATGAGATGGCGAGTGCCCCGGTTGACGGGGAGGAGGAGCGCCAGCGGCGACACTCGCCTACGGCTGGGGAGGGAATCCAGCCGATGAGAATTCAAAGGGCCGAGGCCGAAGCCCCGGCTAGTGATGTTGTGGGACAGAAAGCCATAGATCCCAGCCCGGCACATGGCCGGCCAGTCCTGCGACTGGTTCATTGCAGCAGCAGGCGAAGGCCCACGCGATATGTCGCGGGTCCACGTCTTCTGCTGATCCTGGGCGGGAAGCGGTAGCATCACCCCTCCCGATCGAAGTTGCGTTTGAATAGGCCCTCGAAGGCCACGGCCAACGGAGCAACCGAGCAGCACGCCACGCACCAGGCGGCAGCGAACCATGGATGAACAACGACCATCCAGACGAACGCCAGCACCACCACCAGCAGAGCCAGCGACCATGCGAAATCAGACAGCGCCTTTGTGGTGTATCGAGAGCCCATCAGACCGGCTCCATCCACAGTTCAAAGGCGCGGTAGATGTCGTCTTTGCGCTTGGGGTGCTGACGGGTCAGGGTCTGGGCGATGACACGCTTCTGCTGCTCATTGAGCATCCGGCCTTCGACATTCCAGCGGATAACGTCGATCAGAGGATCCGTGCCGTCGTACTGGACAACCGCATAGGTCAGCGGGGAGCCGTCCAGTTCAGTCATAGTCCGGGCCGTCATGTATCTGGCCCAGCCATCGAGGATGACCTTGCCCTGCTTCACGATGGGCTGAGCCCTGCCGTTTGCCAGATCGTCCTGAATGAGAGCGCCGTCCTGCCCCATGTTGCCGAAAGCAATGGAGATGGCGCTGCGTTCTACTCCCTCAGGGGGATGGTTCTCATAGGTGACGATGCCGGGGGCGGCGTATTTGGGGGTGGGCAGGGAAGCCGGAGCCCCCTGCCCTTCATGGCGGGCTTCACGATCCGCAAGCGTCCCGGCAACCTGTTCCCGGCTTGGGGAGGCTTCGGCTTGCGGACCTGCCTCCGGGGATGCCTCATCGTCTGTCGAAGCCCTTTCGTGGATTTCGTCTGCCGTTTCCGGCGAATGAGTAGCGACCTGACCATTGAGGGCTTGGGAGTTGGTCAGGTCGCTGCCAGCCGGTTGAGGCGGCTGGGGTTCGGATTTCTTGATCTCGGATGCCCGAACGAGGCCGAGCGAGGTATCGGAGAGCAGCGCCGATATAGTGTCGGGCTGCTCGTCGTCCTGCTCGTCATCGGCGGAAATAAAATTTTTCTCGTTCATATTCGCCAGGCCGAGCATTTCGGCATAGGCGTTCGAGCTGTCGGCCTTATCGAGGATCTTGCGGACGCGCTTGCCCTCGCCGCTCTCATCGAGGCTATCCTCGACATGAGCTTTCATCAGGGCTTTGAGCGCAGACCAATCGCCACCATTGGCAGTGACCAGTTCGCGGAAAGAGGCAATGACCTTGGCATCCTCCAACTGACGCTGGATGATCGGATAGGCCTCGGTCATGATGTCTTTGAGGAATTTGCTGCTGAGCATCTATGCGGCCTCCCGCTCTGCCGTGAGGAAGTGGGGAAGCTCAACGTCTCTGGTGTTGGCGTCGATAAACCACTCGCCTGCAATTCGGTTGGCGGCATAGGTCCGGTGCCACCAGTGTTCGTCAGCGAGGGTGCCCACGAACAATTCATCAGGCTTCACGAACAGTTTCGTCACACACTTGGACTCGATGTCTTCGAGGCGATGGCGCGCCCTGCGCGAGAAGCCGATCTTGACCACATGTGGATGGGTATGGACCCGCGCCAGGTAGACATGGCCCAGCATCCATGGCTGCAACGGCCCGACGTCGAACATGGGGCGTCCAGCACCCCGGCGGAAACCTGCGGCCAACTCCTGGGCGCCTTCCCATCCGAGGTCGCTGAGCCAGCGCAGGCGCATGGCAGAGCCGCCCGGGCGGCAACCAGTAATCCGATCGCAGACCGGAAATGTCCGAGAATTCAGGGTCGTGTGTTCATAGCCTTCGCGGTCGATGAACTTGAAGCTCGTGCGCTTAAGGCAATACGTCCAGCGCGCCTCTGCCGATTGCAGGGCAACGGCCGCGTCATTCGCCTCGGCAGCAAGATCACTTTCTTTGAACGGGAACGAGACCATCTAAGCCCTCCCCGCCAGCGCGATGCCTCGGGTCTGACCCGGCATCATGTTCAGCAGCCCCTTGTCACAGAGGGCATGCACCACACGATGGGCACCGCTTGCACTGGAGAAGCCACAGCCTCGGGCAATGTCACGAAAGGATGGGGAATAGCCGTGCGTGGCGACAAAGCCCTGGACGAAATCCAAGACACCCGCCTGGAGCCGGGTCAGCCCGACCAGATGCGGCCGCCCGCGCAGTTCCTGATACGCCAGCGCCAGCAGTTCACGGTCATCTTCAACACCACGATGGGCGTCCATGAAGATTTCTGCCCATTCATAGGCTTCTGGGGTGATGTGATCTGGACAGCTCATGCTGCGGCTCCCTCATCTGATGAGGCAGATTTCACAGGGCGAGCAACACCAGCCGGCCAGCTCGCCTCATTGGGCCAATTGCCATCAAACCAGCCCATGGCTGCATTGAACCTGCCGACGGTGATGTCCGCCCCTTCCCGCAAGGCAGCGAGTTTCTTGCTGTCACCGAACACCCTGAAACTCAGGGTCTTGTCCTCGATCCGCTCAATGCGGATGAACTCGTCGGCCAATGCTAGGAGGTGCGATATCTGGGTCATGCAACCCTTATCGGTTATTTTACCGCTACCGTCAACGGTAATCTTACCGCTGTCTGCGTTTTGGCGTCAGCGGTAATTTCACCGCATGGACGTGAAGAAACTTATTGAACGCATAGACAAGAGGTTAGAGGCGCTTTCTATCTCAGCGACCGAAGCGTCTCGCCGCGCCACTGGCTCTGCCGACACCATTCGCAACTGGAGGCGCACGGCCGCCAAGGGCACAGGTAGCTTGCCCACTCATACGACCTTGACTTCAGTGGCTGGGGCGCTAGGGACGAATGTCCGCTGGCTCACCGAAGGCATTGCGCCTGAGGAGGGCGACGGCCTTCAAGACGCATCTGCGACCGAGGCGCCTTTGATCGCATGGGTCAGTGCTGGGCAGCTTCTCAGCGACAGTGCTATCGATGAAGCAATCGGGTCAGCGAAGGCTGTGCTTCCGCCAGGTGACTGGATTGCCTTGCGCGTCGAAGGGGAGTCGATGGACCGAATATCTCCACCCGGCAGCATCATATTCGTGGACCGCAGCGACAAGCGCCTCGCGAACGGTGGCTTCTATGTCATTGATGATGGCACCGGCCAGTCGACGTATAAACGCTTTGTCGCTAGACCCCGCATGCGGTTCGAGCCAGTCTCGAAGAACAAGGACTTGCCGGCGATTTTCCCGGACAATGAGCCTACGGTTGTGGGGCGCGTTAAACTGACAATGCTGGACCTGACATAGCGAGCGCCGAATGAGCTTCATATTCTCCGGATTGGGACTTTTGACAGTCGCCATGGGCGCGCTGTGGGCTGCCATAGTCGTCACACAGCCTGGGCCTGCAACAATGGCAAAGGTGCTGGCAGCAGCGCCGGGCTTCACCACCATCTTCGGCGGCCTGATGCTTTTGGCTATTGGCACTGCCCTTTATAGGCTCGGCCAGATCGCCAAAAATACCGCTGACACAGCTGACGCTGTTGAAGCCCTGCTGCCGAAAAAACAGGGCTGATGGGTATGGTGTGGGGGTGAGGGAAGATCAGGCGGCCGTGAGGAAGTTCATCACGTAAAGCCTGTGTAGCTCGCCCTTTTTCAGCGCCCGCTTCGCCTGCACGGTCACCGTCTGGTTCTTCACGAAAGCATCGATATACGGGTTGCCCTCGACTTCGAACGCAGGGTCCCGGACGTCAGCCGCAAAATACTTGCCCGGGCTGTCCGGAAACTCGACCTTAAGCTGGCGATTGTGGAGCGAAACCCCATCGATCCGGAACGTCATTTCTTCCATGTCGAGCACCTCAACTTCATCCTTAGATCGAATTGCGTCTGCCATCGGCTCATCGACTACGACCAAAGGTTTGCCTTCGATTCCTATAGAAAGTGTTCCTGCGCTCCGCCCCACCGGCGCCACCATGTCCTGAGCAGCCGGCTTGAGTTTGTCGACCAGCGCCAGCATGGTTTCGCGCCAGGCGGTGTTTTCGGCCTCAGTATGCCGGTTCGCCTCTTTGAGCATCTCGATCATCTTGTCCATGTGCTCCGCCGCCTCGGCGCGCCGTCCGCCATGCCACTTGAGAAGCCAGGCGAGGAACTGCTCGATGTAGGCCCGCCCATGGACCAAGATGAACTCTTGGACCAGCGGCAACGCCCAGCCGATTTCTCGTAACTCGTTCGGCGTATCGACTGACCCGGCCACCGGCGGCTTTGCCACGATGTAGAGGCCGAACCTTTCGCCTCGCCTCGGCTTCCGCCGGCGGTCGATCTGTAGCAGCGCATCGTTTACCGCCTTGTCCAGGCCAATGAGCGCCGCCCCGTAGTAGCGCGCCTCGATGACATGTTTGTCCGCATCGCCGCCTTCGAACTTGAAGGTAATCCCCTCGATCATGCGCGCCCCCTTGCCCGGGAGACACTATGCGGGTTTTTCGCGCTCGATCCAGCCCCGCTCCAGCGGGGTTTCTTTTTGCACCATTGCAGGCAGGAAGGTAGCACGGCGATTCGCGTCTGAGCAAGAAAGATCGGTTTTATTACCGCCTCCCACTAGACAGCGGTAATTTTACCGTTCATACTCTCCCCATCAGATCACCGAGGCAATGCCTCTAGAGGGAGATGGGTTGAATGACGAAGATGATAGTTCTGGGCGACACCTACACTGACCGGATCACCGGCTTCGAGGGCGTCTGCACCGGCTATGTCACCTACATTACCGGATGCAATCAGGCACTGCTGACGCCACGCGCCAAGGACGGCGCCTTGGTCGAGGCGCAATGGTTCGATGAACAGCGCCTTGAGTACAACGGCACACGCGACACTGTCGTGCTCGATAACGGCAACTCTCCCGGCGCCGATAAGCCCGCCCCGAAACGCTGACCCTTCATTCCCCCTCCTCCGCAGTGGGGAGGGACGATGAAGGATCAGGAGACTTCGAGATGGCGAAGACTGCATTCCAAAAGACGCTCACAGGGCTCAGCGACTTCGAAGCCCTTGGCGCCGCCGAGGATTTCATCCGCTCAATCGGTGCCAGTTACGGCAGCAGCCAGCGCGGTGCGGCGACAGGCATCATGTTCGGCGACGTCTACATCTCCAAGTGGCGCGGCCTCAATGCTCGCGAGCGCGATGAGCTGCACGGCGTCATTGATGCGGGCGACCATCGCCATGGCCCGGTCATTGTCAGAATTTTCGATAGCGCACCGGCCGACAAACTCGCGGCTCTGAGCGTCGAAGCCGCCTAACCCCTCCCCTCTCCTGGGCGGCGGGCTTGGCCAATAACCGGCCCGCCAATTTATTCCATGCCGAGATCCAGACGCGGATATCGAAGCGCACAGATCCCTTTGGCCGTCAGGCAAAAGATCGAGGCCGAGCAAGAGGCCAAGAGGCGTATACACGTTGCCCGTCGCGCCGCCATGACGCCGGAAGAGCAGCAGATCGAAGACGAGATGAATGAAGCCCTGCGCGAGATAGGGCCGAAGTTCTTCGATGATTTCGCAGCCTTCGGGAATGACGAGGCATATCGCCTCTATTTCGAACGGGACAATGCCGTTCGGGCAGAGGCGGAAGCGAAGCGTGCCGCGCTCTCCCCGGAGCAACGCTCTGATGGCAAGTACGATGTCGAAGCATTTGATTTCGAAGCCTTCGACAAGGCCGAGCGTGAAGAGCGGCAAGCGTCCTGGGAGAAGTACCTAGCCGAGACATTCCCACCAGCCAAGGAAGGGGCAGACGATGCATCCCGCTCTTGAGGTTTCTATCTGCTCTGTCTGGTTTCTGCTGATGATTGCTGCTGCCTTCTGGTGGCGGCATGGGTATCCGGTTTGGGAGGCCCTGGGCTGATGGCTCGCGCTCCTGGACGCCCCAAAGGGGCAAACCGCTACGGCGAGCAAGTAAACGAAGTTCGTGAGTGCCGCGTGGTGATGATGATGCGGACAGATGAGCGCGATGCCGTCGACGCCTATCAGTTCGCGAACCGCATACCCGCACGTGCAAAGGCCATCCGTGAGTTGCTGGCATTCGCCATCGAGCAAAAGGCGGTGTCGTCATGATCAGCACCAGCAGAGCTTTGCCCCATCCCTTTAAGCCAGTGAAGTCATTCCTTGCTGTCGCATGTGGGGAAGAGAAGATCGAATTGAAGGATGAGTGGAAGAGGGTTTTCGAGCCTTCTGACCGGGCTGGGGAAAGGAAGGCAGCGGCATGAGCAAGGTTCAATACGTCTCTGCTGGAGCCCGCATCTCTGCCGATGGTCGCTACCGGTATCATCTATGGCGCGAATGGCGCCTTTGGCCTGAGAAAGCGCATTGGGGCTGGTGGAAAGACCCTGACACAGGCGAGCAAGTTGTAGATGGCGCCGGCGAACCCATGGGTTGGCCGAAGTCGGTGCTGTTTGTGATGCTCAATCCGTCAACTGCCGACGGCCAGACCGATGATCCCACGATCCGCCGCTGCGTGGGCTTCGCCAGGGCCTGGGGTTATGACCGCGTGGATGTGGTCAACCTCTTTGCCTACCGCGCCACTGATCCGGCTGAACTGCTGGCCTTGAACCACTTTGACGATCCGGTTGGACCCGACAATTGCAGAGTGGTGCGCGGCCTTATCGATGAGCGTGAAGAGTTCGGAGGCAGCGCGATCGACAAGGTTGTTTGTGCTTGGGGTAATCACGGCGCACATCTGGGCCAGGATGAAACCATGCTGGGCTGGCTGGCCGACTGCCCACGCTTTGCTCTCAAGATTTCGAAGGATGGTCACCCTGGCCACCCGCTTTACCTGCCCAAGACATCGGAATTGGTGGAGTTCCGGCCATGAGACGTGTCACCCCAGAAGAACACCGCCTCCTTGCCCTAATATCGGCATCAGGCGGAAGCGTCTGCCCAGGCACTGACACCAGCATTCCAAAGGCCGGTCATAAGGCTCTGCGTCGAATGGAGCGGGCTGGGTTGCTGCGCGTCGAAGAAACAGACGACGGGGCTCGCTGGCACCTCACTGCCTTGGGGCAAGAGGAGGTGGATCGGTGACGCCTGAACAGCGCGATCTAGCCCGCCATGCGCTTGGGCTCGACAATCCAGACGCCAACGGCCGGTCATACCGAAACCGCTACTATGCCGGTCGCGGCCATCCCGCTTGGGACCGGCTGCACGACATGGTCGGGGCGGGATACATGAACCTGCGCGACGAGCCGAACGGCAAGCAGACATTGTTCTGGCTAACCACGCGCGGAGCGATGATGGCGCTCAACCCAGGCGAGACGCTTGACCGGGAGGATTTCCCCAATGCCCCGTAGCGTCCCCGAATGGATCGGCCGTACCGCAGATTCCAAGATCCCTGACAGGGTGAAACTGCGCATCTGGGACCGGGAAGATGGCCGCTGCTATCTGACCGGCCGGAAGATCATGCCCGGCGACGAGCATGACTTCGAGCATGTGATCGCCATCGCGCTCTGGACCGGCGAAGGCCACGGCAACCGGGAAAGCAATATCCGCCTGGCGCTGAAGGAGCCTCACAAGGGCAAGACGCGCGAGGATCGCCAGCAGAAGGCCAAGAGCGACCGCGTTCGGAAGAAGCACCTCGGCATCCGGAAGGCCCCGACAATGCGCTCTGCTGGCTTCGCCAAGGCGCCCCCGCAACGATCTGCCTCCCGCCCCCTGACAAAGCGTGTGGGCTACTTCCCGGAGAATGCATCATGACCATCGAAGCCTACCCGCTGGCGTGGCCGGCAGGGAAGCCGCGCACGCCTCGCAACAAGATCGAGCGTAGCCGTTTCGAACCCTATGGCCGCGCTGCCGAGGTCGAGAACGTCAGGGCCGAGCTGCAGCGCCTTGGCGCCCGCAACATCATCGTTTCGACCAACATGCGCCTGCGCAGGGACGGTCTGCCCTATTCGAGCGACCGCGCACCTGATGACCAGGGCGTTGCGGTCTACTTCGACTATGCCGGAGGCCAGAAGTGCTTTGCCTGTGACCGGTGGCGCACCATCGAGGAAAACCTCCGAGCCATCTTCAAGAGCATCGAGGCGATCCGCGGACTCGAACGCTGGGGCAGCAAGAGCTTTGTTGATGCCGCCTTCACCGGCTTCTCTGCCCTGCCCGCACCGGGAAAGCAATCCAAGCGCTCATGGCGCCAGGTGCTGGGCATTCTGCCCGATTCGCCCGTGGACCGCTCGACGATCATGGCCTTCTACCGCACCGCCGCACAGAAGGCGCACCCGGACCAAGGCGGCAGCAACGACGCAATGGCCGAAGTCAATGCAGCTCGCGATGAAGCTCTCCAGGAGACACAGAAATGACAGAGACAGTATCGACTGAACGGCTGCGCATGACGCGAAAGGCCCTTGAGCGAGCAGAGAAGTTCGCGGCAGACTATGAGTTTGACAGCGACGAGGGGTTCCACGTTCCGAGCGATTTAGAGCGGGTGCTGATGCTCGACATGCTCAACGGCTTGTTTGACGACGAGGAGTTTATTGCGGCCCTTGACGCCACCCCTCCCGCACCGGAGCGCAAGGAGGATGAACTGCGTTCGCTGCTCGATTTGGCCCTGCGAGAACTGGACGCTCTCGACGCAAAGACTGTGCCTGCGCAAATCCGCAATGCTCTCACTGCCCTCGAACCCTCCCCAATCCATAAGGGTGAGGCAGACTACGCCGACTATGACGCCGGGCTGCTGAATGACTTCGGCGGTGGTGATGTTGGCTGGTGGCAAGATTACCTTCGCGCCGAAATAGACAAGGCCAATGATTTCTGGCGAGAGCAGGTTGCATCTCCCGTTCCGCTGTCGGTGACGATAACGCCAGCCCCTGCGCTTCTGCATGGGGTTTGCGACAGCTTGCGAGCCGCAATCGCTGAGTATGAGGACCGTGACCTTTATCCCGGAGCACGAAAAATCATGCAGGCGCAAATTGATGCCATCCGCGCCGCCCTCTCAAAGCCAGGGGAGCAATTCGAGTGCCCCATCAATCAACCCGGCTGCACCAAGGATTGCGGCAGCTATGGATGCGGGAATTAAGCCATGACCACACCACTGGATGAAAAGCCCTTCCCCAACCATCGCTTCGACGGCGCGAAAGAAGTGCCGTCACGCACCTCGGATAGATCTACCACCCCTGCACCCGATGGGTTGGCTGTGGTGGAGATAGACGCAACCGACCGCGAAATGATCGCTCGGGGCGACCGTATCGGGTCGAGACTCGTCCGCCAGTTGCTAGCTCATCACGACCAAGCCCAATCAGCCCTTGCAGCCGTGAGTAAGGAGAGGGATGCATTGGCCTTCGAGCACAGATCGATGGCGGATTTCGTTAGGCCTCGCATCCCCGCCGATCAAGACCCGGAACAGGCCGAGAGCTTCCTGGCATGGATGGGGATGATTGTTCGCCATGAGGAACGTGGCGATAAGGCCGTTGCCCGAGCCGAAACCGCCGAAGCCGAAGTCAAGCGCCTTACCGAGGACAATGAAGCGTTGAGGGACGGCTTCCGAGATAAGGTTGCGCTCGGCGCTTCGGGGGATGAGATCCTGCGCTTCCGTGACGGCTACCCGAACCCGGCGGGCGGTCAAAAAGTGTTCTATCGCTACACCATCGAGCAGGCGCGCTATCGCTACGCTGATGCCGTTCTTGCCGCCCGCCAAGCCCTATCAGGGAGCGAGAAGGAATGAGCCAGAACAAGCCCCTAAAGCCATTCGGGCCCGGCAGCCTGGTCGCTGCTCATTGGCACGGCAAGCCGATGCACATGCTGCGCTTTGCTACCATAGTCGCCAACATGCCGAGGGGGCGCAAATGACAGGATCAATGCACCGTCCTGACCTTCCCCATCAGATCCCGCCATTGGCCTATGAGAGAGGCGATCTTGTCGGCCTTGCTATCGTGCGCCTGGGCGATGTCGATCAACAGTGCAATCTCCGCGTCCATCAGCCCAAGGTCCGCATGTGGGATTACCCCGCTTTCCATCATTGCCCGGTATCGGTGCAGGGTCTGGCGGGAGAGGATGATGCGCTCGTCGGCTTCTTTGGGGGTCATGGGGGCACCGTCGCATGACCAAGGGTCTATCGCCAGCACAATTGCCGGATTGGCCGGCCGCGATGAACCAGCAAATGGCAGCCGCCTATTGCGGGTTATCCGTCGATACCTTCACGGCCACCTGCCCGGTTATCCCCGTAGTTATCACCAGCTCGAAGCATGGACGCCGCTATCTGCGCGTCCGGCTGGACGAATGGCTGATGTCCCTCGACAATTCCCACCCGCCGCAACGGCAGGGAATGGGGGCAACTTGGCGTGCCGCGCGTGAAGCTGAAAGGGCTTAA